ACGGTCTTGTGCTTCATGAAGTCCGGCCCTTTCCTTTCGGGGAGATCGGTGCCGTATTCTAGGTCCTCGCGGCGGGGGTGTCAACGGCGCCGGCCCCTTGAGGGGGGGCGATATAACTAAGTACCGAGAATTGAGATAACTCAGGTTTACGGATCTTGACGGATGCTTTGCGGAGGGGAATGTCGGGCGGGGCTTCAAATTTGTTTTGACCGGCGCGGCGACGTCATTTTTTCGGGGCGGCCGCCTGATGGATTGTTGAACTTCAATCCTTGATGCCAACCGACTTTCTTTTTGCTTTGATGATTTCTTCGTGCCGGGCAAGTTGGATATTCATCAGGGCGGAGGGGAGCCCCAGGGAAAGGATGAACGCAGTGATGGCGGTTCCAAGGTAGATCCGCTCCACCCAGACCACCAAGTCCGGGAGGATGTTTTTGAGCAGGCTGGCGGCGAAGATCAGACCAAGGGTGGCAAGATAAAGAATGAACATCCATTTTTGACGGGCCAACTGATTGAAAACCCTTTTTCGGTTGAATTCATTAGCCCTCCAGCTTCGCCCGCCGAACACGCCAGGGTCCCCCATAATGGTCATGATCGCCACCAAGAACCCCGCGAGAATAGAAAAGGCCGTGACGATCACGTTGATGGCAAGCTCGTTGCCGTGGACCAGTGGCTGGCCGAATGCCCCGCCGGCCACGCCCGAAACCACCGCAAAGCCGAAAAATGAAAGGCGTTTCCAATCCGCCGCCATAGGTTATTGCTCCAGCAGGCCTCCAGCCTGCAACTCGTAGTAGTACTCCTCGAGGGCCCTCCACGCGTCCCCACAAAATACCGATTTTCCGTATTTGGGTAGACAGACCGTCTTGCGAAGGGAAATGTCGCTTCCTTTGATTTTTTCACCCTCCATTGTCACGATGGTGAAGCCTTCATCTTCTCCGTCTTCGATGAGCCGGGTGGCCAGGGTTTCGACCCTCTGGCGCCCAAGGGCTTTATCTTTTCGGCGACTGTCAAATTTTAAAATGATTTCCGCACTGAGGTTTTCAGCTGCATCGATTTCTTGCAGTTCCGGGTCTTCTGATAGCATTGCCTTAACTTCATCCATCAGGCCGCCACCAAGCCTCTTTTTAACCGTGGTCCTCTCCATGTGGTCCAAGGTGGCTTCAAAAAGACTGACTCCGAGATTGAGGGACCGCACACCCTGGTTCCGGATAAGCTGTATTTTATCCACATCCGCTTTCCGGCACAAGCTGAACTGGGCTTCTCGCGGCGCAACGCCGGTGGCCTCGATGATTTCAATCATGTATCTTTCAGCCCTTTTCTCATGGAGATTTGTAGCGCACAAGAGGACATGGTTGCCGGCCACCAGGACCATGAGGTCCCCATCCATGAATTCACAATCTTCCGGGGGAGGGGTCGTTTCGATTTCACCTGGCTCACTGCCTTGTGTCCTCGGCACGACAGAAGCATGTTCTCCGGGTGTATAAGCGGCGATATGGAGCAGTACTCCAAGATCGTCCTGGAAATGGTGTCTTCTGCCTTCAAGAACAGGATAGCCATGGACCTCCACCCTACGTTGTTCGATCTCGGGGAAAGCAGCATGGGCTTCAGCGAGATAATTTTCGAGGGTTCGTTCTCCAGGCACCAAAAATTCTGCACGCCGGTAGCTGAGAGTTTTCTTCTTTTCGTCTGCCACTTACCTCTCCTTTTAAATTTTCCAGACTGATAGCTTCTCGGGTTTCCAAAGGAGGCCTGGCTGGAGGTTTGGACACATGTTCTAGGTAGTAGTATGCCCCCAAGCCCAACTATCACCGACGCTAACGAAAATTTCAGATTTGAAACCACGGGCGCTAAAGGCTTCTTTGACGCGAGCACGCAAGGCATCGCGGACGGCACCCCCACTTTGACCTTCAAATTCTCCAGCGGTCATTGTTGTCGGGAGCTTTATTTCGTTTCCGCTGGAGCCTTCGAGAGTAGTGGAAAAACCAATTTCGGCAAGGTCAGCATAGGCATTTTGATAGTCCTCTCGGATCGCCTTTTCCAAATCGAACGTGCAGATGGCGAAGTAGCTCAACTTTTCCTCCCTTGAAATTGCTGGTTATTCTTTGGGCACTATGTAGCAGCCGTCATGAACCTCCCACTTGGGCTCTTCGGTCTGTTCCAGGTTTATTGCTACAACCTGAGAAATGTCGCGAAATTCGAAGGGGACCGCGTCAAGAGAGCATCCAAAAGTCACCTCCGCGTCATCAGGCCAGCCATCCAGATACCTGAGGAACTCCTGAACCGTTGGGCGACAATCAATTTCGGAGGTCGGGTCAAAATTTTCGTCAATTTCGTTGAGCTCTATTTGTAGGAGGTCCTCGCCCCGACATTTGAAACGGTAAAAAATCAAAGGGCGTTTCCGATATTTCGAGGAGCCGAAGGTGATTTCAGCCTCTGGCGAAAAATTCGATAAAAACCTTTTCAATCCGCCGACATTGACCCTCGCTGGCATTTGAACTCTCCTTTCTATCCCTCCAAATAAACAGTTACTTCGTCCAGGCCGACCAAGCCGGCCCCTGAGTTTTTATGGTTTAAATGCCGACGGTTCATGTGCCTTTACGACCTGGCCGTGGGCGATGGTGAACCAATTTGATTTTTTGATCATGCCCCCCAAAGCGTTTTCCCCTCGATAGTCACAGCCAACCACCCATCCGTCATCGGTTTTGTACACCTGGGTGCACTTCTCGATCTTGACGCTACTGGGATTGTTGGCGACTCGTTCCAAGTAGTTCTCGACCTCGGAATAGCTGCCATCGAGGGGGCTTTGAAGGGGCATGGGGCCGAACTTAACCTCTTCGGGACTTGGTGGCAGGGGCGGGGCCGCTTCGGGTTGCATTTTCGTTGCGATCCAGCCACCGATGAAAAGTACGGCCAGTAAAATGGCGATGCGCTTATTTCTCTCCATCCCCCCTCCTTTCAAGTTTCACTCCCCATAGACAGTCACTCTGGCCATGCTTATCAGGCCGTAACCGCGGATCTCGCTTGAGGTGATGACCTTGTTGAGACCGCCAGCTTTGACGGCGCCCTCAAGGTTGACTTGGTCGAGGCCGAAACCGAGGATGCCGACGCCCTGGGCGGTGCCGGACCGGCAGATCGTGCCGCTGATGTCGCTGCAGACTTGGGCCATTTCCGTAGCCTTGCCGAAAAGGGTGCCGCCGCATCCGGTGAAAAGAGAGAGGCCGACCAGAGCCAGGGCGGCAAACTGGAACTTGCGCAAACCAGGGCACCGGGTACCAGCAATCCGTCGCCGCTCCCAGTGCAGCAGGCCAACCATGAGCAGGATGCCGACCGCGCCGAGCGAAGAGACTGTATTCAGAGCGGCGCTCGGCATGGTGGTGGCGCCGAGACAACCGATCAGAACCAAATAAAAAAAGGCCAGGTAACCGTCGATCGCTCGGATCGTTTCGGCTTGGCTGGCCCCTGACAAACTGAAGACCTTAAGGATGACATCACGGCCGACCTGGATATTGCCGTCGCCGTGCGCCTGCTGTTCGATTCCTTGACCCATTCCCTTGCTTACTCCTCAGTCAACTCCTTGATTTTGAGCAGCTTTTCCTTCAGCCCCTTCAAAAAGGCCTTGCTGGCGTATTTCTGGAGCAGATCGCAGACTTCGGCCAAGTCGTCGGAGACCGGCTCGTGATCGCTGCCGTGAATCCCACCGATCCGTGTGCCAGCGCCGGTCGAAATACCCCCGCCAACCTGGACATGGCCATTGCCGTGGGCGACCTGGTTGATGCCACCGGTGGCCTTTTGCCGAAACATCGGCCCCTGACCGGCCATCGTCCACTTGAAAGAAAAATCGAATTTTTCTTCCATTGCGACTGCTACGGAGGGGGACATTTTCACCTTGCCAGACTCGATGTCTCTTATTTTGTGAGCTGGAAAACCAAGGCATTTGGCCAGCTTGGCCTGGCTTATGTCGCCAAGTTCGCGCCGAGCGATTTTAAGTCGATTCTCTTCCATTTTTCTTTTGACAACCAAGAAAAGTTCTTCTATATTTCTACCATCGGTTCAGAACAAAACGCCAAAACTTAACTTTTGAAGCTCAAAAAAAGGAGAAGGTATGGACCCTCTCGAAATCAAAATCGAGCTCATGCGAGCCCGAGTCAAGCAGGTGGATATCGCCCGCAAAGCCAATGTCACGGAAACCCATGTGGGCCGGGTGATCGGCGGCAAGTCCACTTCCGACCGGGTGCAGCGGCTCATCGCCAAGGCGATCGGCAAGCCGGTGAGCATGGTTTTTCCGGAACGGTACGGCAGAAAAAAGGTCAGTGCCCCCGGGCTTGAGCGGCTCGCGGGGTGAGAATACCACACATGATGTGGAAACTGAATCGTTTTTAACGGGAGATGCCATGGGAGCCTCCGAGGAAAAGACCGAGCAGCCTTGCGATTGCTGCTACTGCCGACACCAGCGCGAGGTGGAGCGTATGCGCAAGCTGCGCCTGCGCCAGCGTCTGGCGTCTAAGGGTGAGCGTGAATGTCGGGAATCGGAAGATGCCTGATCTTGCCCAGGCAGTCCCGCAGAGCCGCCGCCTCGCTGTCGCCCTCGCCCCACAGGGCGGCGGAGACGTGGAAGGCGCCGCTCTTGTGCAGGGGGCAGGCCTGCCATCGGCCCGGGTTTGGCCCGGCGAGTTCGAAGAAGACCTCGATGGTGAGGGTGCAGTCCCCCCGGGAAAGATCGTACCTGGTGACCCTGGTCAGGGTGTCTTCAGCATTGATCGGATACATGGCCGCTCCTCCTTGCTCGATGGTTGCCCAAAGCGTAGCAACCGCCAAGAAAGCCGGCAACGTCTAGACGGCCAAAAAGATTAGACATCGTCAAGCCACAAGCCCCCGGGAAAAGGCAGATCTCATGTCAAGACGCAATCAGAAGATAGACCCCGCCCAGATGGCCCTCGATTTCAGCGCCAAGGTGGACGCCTTCATCGAGGCCAAGACCGAGATCGTTGAGGCGATCTGCTCGGCCGGGCCAAGGCACCAAGTGGAGAACGAATTCGAGGCCTGTATCGAGATCATCGCCGCAGTCAAGCGGTCGATGCGCGAGGCGGGAATGAGCCGGGAGCAGTTGGTGGACGCGATCAACGACTATTACGGCCGCACCGACAAGGCAGCCGGAGCCGAGCCGCCGACCTGCCGCAAGCCCCTGACCATCCACATGCTCAACAACTACCTCTCCAAGCCGGCCGAGTACCCGCTGCCGGCCTATCTGCTCCTCCCCATCCAGCACGCGACAAAGTCCCTGGAGCCGGCCAAGACGATCGTCGCGCCGGAAGGGGCCCAGGTGGCGACGGGCGAGGAAGTGCGGCAGATGCAGCTCGGCAAGATCTCGGAGCATATCGCCGAGATGAGGCGGCTTGAGAGGGAACTGAAAGGGAAGCGGAGATGATGAACTCGTTTCTGGCCCTGCTGTTTCTCGCCGGCCTGCTGCTGGCCGGCTCGGACGGCCCCTGGTTCCCGCTGCCGAACGCGGCGGGGGTGACAATGGTCTTTTGCTTCGCCGCCGTTTCAAGGCGGCGCTTCGGAGGAGAAAGCGCATGACGAGCTATCGACGGATCGAGGCGGTCAGGACGAGCCTGAAGGTGCTGCGCCTGCTGGCCGACCAGAGGGGGCCCGTCTCGGGCCAGGAGGTGGCCCGGGCGCTCGACCTGCCCCACGGCACGGTGATGAGCCACCTGGCCACCCTGGAGGACGAAGGCGTGGTGCGCAAGGTGGGCGAGCATTACGAGCTGGGGATGGCCCTGGCGCTTTTCTGGGCGAGGCGCAAGGCCAACCTGGAAGGGACCATTGCCCGCAGTCAAAACGAATTAGACCAATTGGAGGGCTGATATGTCACGCAAGAAGATGGATCCGGAAACGGAGGCGGCCACCGAGGTGGTCGAGATGGAACAGAAGCAGGAGAACCTGGCCCGGACCGAGCAAGCCGAGCGGGAGGCCCTGATCGCCCAGTGTCACGAGGTCATCGGCCGGGTGCAGGCGGTCAGCATGCTGACCAAATTCGGCGACGTCGCCAGTTTGATCTGGTTCAAGCAGGTCAAGGAGTCGAAGGCGTATCGCGATCTTCCCGGGATCGGAACATGGGATAAGTTCTGCGAGAGAGCGGGTTTTTCCCGCCGCAAGGTGGACGAAGACCTGCAGAACCTGGAATTTTTCGGCCAGGAATTTCTGGCGACCGTCGCCCATTTTGACGTCGGCTACAAAGATCTCCGCAAACTCCGTCAACTCTCCCACGACGGCGCCCTGGTCGTCGATGCCGAGGCGGTGGAGATCGACGGAGAGCGCATCCCCCTGAACGCCGAGCACCGCGACGATTTGCAGGCGGCCCTGGAGCGGGTGATCGAGGCCAAGGAGCAGCTCGTCGAGGAGAAGGACGCCACGATCCGGGCCAAGGACAAGGTGATCCAGGCCAAGGAACAGGTCATCAACCGCCAGGAGAAGGATCTCGCCAAACACGAGGGACGGGCCAGAGAGAAGGGCTACACCGAGGGCGAGGAGGCCTTTTTGGCCATGGTCGAGGACCACAGGACGATCATCGACCGGCTCTTTCTCAAGGTCGACCCCGAGGGGTTCATGCCCGCCGAGCCGACGCCCCGCATGAAGGCGGCCTACGTGGAGATGCTCGGCTACGTCCGGCGCATGGCCGAGGCCCTGCACGACACGGGGACGGCCGCCTTCGGCGAGCTGGCCGAGGACGGGGACTGGGTGCCCCCCTACGAGCGGCAAACCGGAACGGAGGGGTGAGATGGCCCGGGAGTGGATCGCTGAGATGGTGGCCCGCCTGAACGCCGCCAAATACGGACAGACCCGGCCGGTCATCGACTGCTACGCCACCCTGACCGGCAAGTCTCCGGCAACGCTCTACCGCATCGCAGGGGAGAACGGCTGGAAGAGCGGCCGCAAGCCCCGCAGGGACAAGGGCAGCAGCGCGGTGACCAAGGAGCAGATCTCGCTGGTGAGCTCGCTGCTGCAGACGACGGCCCGCGAGGTCAAGGGCTGCATCATGGACGTGGAGACGGCCCTCTCCCTGGCTGAGGACAACGGCCTAATCGCGCCGGGCCAGATCTCGGTGTCGCGCATGCAGGCGCTGCTGCGCGAACACAACATGCAGGCCGAGATGCTCGAGGCGCCCGAGCCCAAGATCCAGATGCGCTCGCTGCACCCGAACCACGTCCACGTGCTCGACGCCTCGATCTGCATCCAGTACTACCTGCGCGACGGCAAGGGCATGGCGATCATGGACGAGCGCAAGTTCTACAAGAACAAGCCGGAGAACTTCACCAAGATCAAGAACAAGCTCATCCGCTACGTTCTCACCGACCATTTCAGCCACACCATCTTCGTCAAGTACTACTACGTCGCCGGCGAGAACCAGAAGACGGTCTACGATTTCCTGCTCTCGGCCTGGGGCGGCGGCAAGCACGAACAGCTCCCCTTCCGCGGGGTCTGCCGCTACCTGCTGATGGACGCCGGTGCCGCCAACATCGCCAAGGCGATCGTCAACCTGCTGGGCCAGCTCGACGTGAAGTTTCCCGAGGCGATGCCGCACAACCCCTCGCGCCAGGGCTCGGCCGAGGTGGCCCAGAACATCGTGGAGACCAAGTTCGAGAGCCGCCTGCGGATCCGCCCGGCGACCACCATCGAGGAGCTCAACGACTGGGCCATCGACTGGGCGGCCTGGTTCAACGCGACCAAGCGGCACAGCCGCCACGGCCTCTCTCGCACCGCCTGCTGGCTGCGGATCACGGCGGAGCAGCTGCGCGAGCTGCCCTCGCTGGAGCTGATGCACGATTTGTACGCCGAGCCGGAGGTGGAGCGCACGGTGGACGGCAGCTACTGCATCTCCTTCCGGAGCCAGACCTACCTGGTCAAGCACGTCGCGGGGGTCGTGCCGCGCAAGAGCAAGGTCCGGGTCATCCTGCGGCCCTTCGTCTGGCCGCAGATCGGTGTGGCCTTCGGCGACGCCGAGTATCTGGTCGAGCCCGTCGGCACGGTCGAGGGCGGTTTCCGCGCCGATGCGGCGATCATCGGCGAGGAGTTCAAGGCGCTGCCCGAGAGCCCGGTGCAGAAGGTGCGCAAGGTCAACGAGAACCTGGCCTTCGGCGAGGAACGGGCCAAAGGCGCCACGCCCTTCGCCGGGACCATGAACAAGGTCTTCGGCCACCACGCCGAGAAGGTGGGCAACCTCGCCCCCATGCCCAAGCGCGGCACGCCCATCGAGGTCGGCCGCGAGGCCGGCCAGCAGCAGATCTCGATCACCGAGCTGCTCAAGCGGCTGCGTGCCGAGGCCGGGCCGATCGGCCGCGACCTGAACCAGGCGCTCAAGGCCGAATTCGGCGAGAGCATCGAAATTCACCGCGCAGACGAGGTGGTGGCGGCCATCGCCGGCGGCGAGGATTGGCGGGCCGCCGAGACGCATCGGCAGGCCCTTTGAACGGAAGGAGGAGGACGTGGCAAGAGACGCATATGCACTGGAATTCAAGCCGATCGTGCTCAAGGAGCTGGCCCTGGCCTGCGATATCAGCCAGGCCGAGATCGCTGCAGCCGCCGGGGTCAGCCGCCCGACGGTCAACCTGGCCTTCAACCGCGGCTACGTGCCGCACACCGTTGGCGGTTTCAAGGAGGCGGTAGAGGAGGTGGTCGGGCGCAACGCCCAAGCGGCCCGCTGGCTGGCCGAGCGCGGCCTGCCCACCTCGGCGATCTGGCAGGAGGCCGGCGCCGATCGGCGCGGGGCGCACCCGGCCGGGCTGGCCGGCCGCACCAAGGCGGGCATGAAGAGGCAGCGCCGGGCGATGGTGCCGGGCGACCCGCACGTAATCACAATGGATTGGGAGGTGGAGATGATTTCGCAGGAAGCCATGAAGCACTTCAAGCTGTTTCGCAACCCCTTTATCGACGATATCCAGAAGGACGCCGATATTTTCATGAGCGACGAGCACCGCTACATCGAGGCGGCCATGCTCGACGCGGCCCGCCACGGCGGCTTTCTCGCGGTCATCGGCGAGGTCGGCAGCGGCAAGAGCGTGATGCGCCGCAAGGTGGTCGAGACCCTCAAGCGCGACGACGACGTGCTGGTGATCTACCCGCAGATGATCGACAAGGGGCGGCTGACCGCCGGAAGCATCTGCGAGGCGATCGTCATGGACATCAGCAGCGAGAAGCCGAAGGTCAAACTCGAGGCGAAGACCCGGCAAGTGCAGAACCTGCTGCTCGCCCGGGCCAAGTCGGGGTACCGGGCCTGCCTGCTCATCGAGGAGGCCCACGACCTCAGCGTGCAGACCCTCAAGTACCTCAAGCGCTTCTACGAGCTCGAGGACGGCTACCGCAAGCTGCTCGGCATCGTCCTGATCGGCCAGACCGAGCTCAAGGAGATGTTCAACGAATCGACCAACGTGGACATGCGCGAGGTGATCCGCCGGGTGCAGGTCGCCGAGATCCGCGGGCTCAACGGCAACCTGCGCCAGTACCTCACCCTCAAGTTCAAGCGCATCGGCCGGCCCGTCGAGGAGGTCTTCACCGAGGAGGCCTTCGCGGCCCTCGGCAAGCGCCTCACCTCCAAGAGCCGCGACGGCAAGGGCAAGATCAGCCACGCCTACCCGCTGTTGGTCAACAACTACACCGCCCGGGCGCTGAACATGGCCTACGAGATGGGCGAGAAGCAAGTCACCGAAGACGTGGTGATGAGCCTTTAAACAAGAAAGGAGCAGGACATGGCAGGACTGGGACAGATCGAGGAATTTACCAAGGACTTTTCAGCGAAACGCGAGGCGCTCTCGGCCGAGGTGCGGCAGCTGCAGCAGGGCCTCGAGGCGGTGCGCAACCACTACTTGGGGCGGGTCAAGACCCTGGCCGACGACGTGGCCGAGGCCCAGGCGCTGCTGCACCAGGCGGTGAAGGAGTCGCCCGAGGCCTTCGTGAAGCCGAAGACCCTGGTCCTCTCGGGGGTGCGGGTCGGCTTCAAGAAGGAGAAGGGGCGCATCGTCTGGGAGGACGACGCCACGGTGGTCAAGCTGATCCGGCGCCACTTTCCCGACCGGGTCGAGGACCTGATCAAGACCGAGGAGCGGCCGCTCAAGACGGCTCTGGCCCAGCTCAAGGGGGCCGAGTTGAAAAAGCTCGGCGTCGAGGTCGAGGCCGACACCGACGCGGTGGTGATCAAGCCCACCGATACCGAGATCGACAAGCTGGTCAGCGCCCTGCTCAAGGAGGGCGAAAAGGAACTGCAGGACGTGGCCTAGGCGGAAGGCTCAACTTTGACAGGAGGAGGGACAGATGAAAAGAGGCGAGCTGATGAAGTACCGGTTTTTTGTCATTCGCACCATCGCCGAGGGGTGCATGGGCGTGACGCATGACGAGAGCTATTTCGTGCTCGGCCGGGAGAAGCGGGCCGGCCAGGTCGGCGAGGGGCCTGAGCGGGAGGTGGCGTGATGACCGTCACCGAACTCATCGACCGACTGACCGAACTGCGCGACGACAACGGTGACCAGGAGGTGCTCATGGACACCGGCCCCGTCGAGCTCTTCGTCATCGGCGAGGTCGACATGGACGCCGACGGCAACGGCATCATCATCTGGAAGGAAGACTGATGTGAAACCGGCCCGATCGGCCGGTCGTCCGGGGGTGGTGCCCCGGGCCTGACGAGCAGCCAGTCACCACGGACCTTGCCGGCGGGGGTTCCCTTTCCTTGCCCCCGCCGGCCTTTTTTGACGACATGGCCATCAACTGGAAATACGAAGCGGCCGCCGCCTCGCTTCTGCGTTTCTGGCGAGACCGCAAAGAGCATTATCACAGCGAGGGGCTGAGCGCATCGTCCACCGTCGCCTGCCCCTACCCCGACACCAGCTTCGCCGGCCGCCACTGGCGGCGGGGCCATGCCGAGAGGAGTGAAGGATGAGCCAGCAAGTCCAGGGCAGAAGCCACTACGCCCGCCTCGAGAAGAGCGCGCGCCTGCAGAAGCTGCTGCGCCTGCTCTCCGACTGCCAGGTGCACACCACCGCCGAGATCCAGCGGGCGCTTGACACCTGTGCTGCCCACAGCGACGTCCACGAGCTGCGCTGCAACGGCTTTACCATCGAGGGCGGCTGGATCAAGGGGAAGGGCCGCCGGGTCTACGGCTATCGCCTGATCGGCCAGGGGGCGGCGTCCAATGGCTGAGAGATGCACCGCCCGGGTCGAGGTCTGGGCCAGGGTGTGCGGCTTCTTTCGCCCGGTGAGCCAGTGGAACCGGGGCAAGAAGGAAGAGTTCAAGGACCGGCGGGAGTTTGTGGTCGGCAACGAACCGGCGGAGAGTGGCAGTCAATCCAAAAGGACAAAGCCCGGGACTTGTGCAAGATGACCTGTTATTTCACATAGGCATCCATCTTGCCCCAGGTGTGGACCTTGCCGCATTCGGGGCAATTGACCTCATTGTCATTCAGGGGCTGTTTGTCTGGGGAACTTAGGGAGAAAAAGCCGGTAGAGACAAACCGGCCCGTTTGGGGGCACTTGATAAGAACATCGGCCATGGAATCCCTCCTGTCATTTAAGGGCCCTCTTTTTATTTGAATTGATTTAAAAAGTCAACAGCACTGTTGGAAGCTTTTATATGAAACTCACCTGCCCATCCTGCCACGCCATCCACAGCCTCGAGGCTTTCATCCAGGACGCCGCTGGCCGCGAGCTGCTAGGCACCCTGGCCAAGGCTCCGCCGGGGCTGTTCTGGCCGCTGTCGAACTATCTGGGCCTGTTTCGCTCGGCAAAGCGGGCCCTGGCCAATGACCGTGCCCTGCGTCTGGCCCGTGAGGTGCTGGCGATCGACGCCGACTCGGGCCGGCTGGCCGCCGCCCTGGCCGAGACGGTGGAGGCGATGCGGGTCAAGCGCGACGCCGGGCAAATCCAGCCGCTAAAGAACCACAACTACCTGCTGCGGGTGCTGGAGAGCACGCCCGAGGGCGGCCACCTGGTTGCGAGCGAGGGACCCAGAGTGCCGGCCGCCCCCCAGGCCCGGGGCCGCGGCCCCGCCAGGATGGCGACTGCCGAAGAAGCCCTGGCGGCTTGGAGCGCGGGGGATCTGCTGTGCGCCGAGGTCGCTGGCGGCCTGCTGGCTCTGCTGGCCCGGAGGAAAGGCAACGCCCCGGCCGCCGAGGAGATCGACCGCACCGCCTCGGCCTGGCTGAACGCCCTGGAGCGGGCCCGACTCGGCGGCGACGACGAGGACCTCGACCGGGTGCGGCGGGCCTTCTCCGCTTTGCTGAAAAAGGGCGGGCAGTGGTGGCCGCAACCGGAGGACCTGGTCGCCGAGCTGCCTCGCAGGAAGGGACAGAAGAAGCTGGCCCCGCCGCCTCCGGGGAGGGAGGCGATCGCCGAAGCGGGCCGGCAGCTCGGCGCCATCCAGGAGAGGCTGGCGGACGGCATGACCTTGCCCAAGGGCAAGAGCGAAGAAGATCGCCGGGAGCACCGGAAGAAGGTGCTGGAGCAGGCGCAGCAGATCCGCGAGGAGGGGCCATGAGGGGACGCCCGATCCACCCGAAGCAGATCCGCATCATCAAGATGGCCCAGAGGCAACTCGGCCTCGACGATTCCGCCTACCGGGATCTGCTCGAGAAGATGTTCGGCGAGACCAGCTGCAAGGCCCTCAGTGCCGACCAGGCCAACGAGCTGATCGACGAGTTGCAGAAAAAGGGTTTCGCCCTGGTCACCGACAAGAAACCAAGAGAGTGGCCTTCCCAGGGCGGCGCCCGGGGGCAGCGGCCGGCGGGCACGCCGCGAGGCGGCGCCAAGGTGGTCGGCCTGGCCACCGCCGCCGAGCTGTCCAAAATCGACGCGCTGGCCGGCCTGATCGCCTGGCAGTACGAGGACGGCCTGCAGCGCTGGCTGAAGGCCCGCTTCGGCCTCGATCGGGTGCGAACCTCCGGCGAGGCCTACCGGGTGATCGAGGGGCTGAAGAAGATGTTCGAGAACGCCATGCTGAAGGCCCACGGCGAGGATTGGTGGATGATCCGCTTCGAGAACGAGGCGGTCGAGGACTACATCGGCCGCCACGCCCCGGCCGAGCTGCGGGACTCCAAGGGCAAGGTTTTCAAGCGGAGCGAAGCATGAGCGAGTCAAAGGTCATCCCCTTTGACCCGGCCCGCATTCCGGCAGAGCCCAGAAGAAACAACACCCCCTGTCGGCACACCCATGTGCTGGTCGACGAAAAGACGCGGATGCTGGAGTGCGATGCCTGCAAGCAGGTGATCGACCCTTTTGATTACATGTGGGAGTGGGCGAACCGTGACAGGAACCTTGCCTGGACCAGGGAGGCGCTGAAGAGGCATATCGAGCGCCTGAGCCAGGAGGTGGCGGCCCTCAAGAAGGACGAGAGGAACACCCGGGCGCGCTTGAAGCGATTGCAGGGAAAGGAGGGGGCATGACGGTCATCGAACTGGCGGAGGTCAAACTCAAGGGGATGTTGAAAGCGGCCGGCCTGAAGAAGAAGGCCAGCTACCATCCCGGCGAGGTGCAGGCCATCCTCGGCTGCTCCGATCGCACTTTCTGGCGGCTGGTGAGCGCCTACGAACTGGATCCGGAGACGGAGCGTCCGGTACACCCGGCCAGCCTCGACTCCTACATGCTGGCCCGCTCCAGGCGGGTAAGGTACGACGAGCTGGTGTCCTTTCTTGCCCGGAACAACACCTACGAGCGGAACAACGCGCCGGATCCCCGGCAGATCGAGATGTTTGGGTAGCGGCAAGAGGTAAGCGGCGGTCGGGTTCACCGGGCGCATGCGTGAATGGTTTTATTACAGAGGGAATATGAAAATGACAGGGTGGGCAGCTTTCTGGATTTTTCTCGCGGTGTTTTTTATTGGAGACACCTGGCTTTACTGGAAGGGGCACGACACCTTTTTCTGGAAACACAAGACTGAAGCGGAGCTTCGGCACCAAAAGAAGCAACTAGGTTTACAATCATGATTTTCCCACATTGAAAGCAACCACTCCACCCTCTCTCAGCCCCTCCCTCCCGGAGGGGCTTTTCACTGCCAAAACCTGACAAATCCCCACGAAATTCTTAGCAAATCCCCGTAAGTTACCCACCATAGTCAGCTGATCCAGACCAGCTGCACCTCCTCTTCCCATAGGGGCGGGGGCCGCCATCCCCGCCCCACCAACCACTTACACCGCCGGCCTGAAAAGGTCGGCTAAACGAGTACGAGGCATCATGAACCTGCTCGACGCCCTACGCCGCGCCCTGGTCGCCAACGAACTCGGCGGGCACACCGGCCTGGCCTACCGCTTCAGCGACCCCGACGGGCCGGGCCGCTCCGGCTACTCCTTCGGCCTGTGCCAGTTCGACCTGCGCCACAACCGCATGGCGTCTCAGGCGTTGCTGGAGAGTGGGTTCTCGCCAGTCCAGGTGGAGAAACTGGTCAACCAGACTTGCACCGAAGAAGAGCTCAGTCGGTACAACGCTGCCCTGGGCCGCAGCCCCGGCCGTGATTTCGTCGATCGGCTCGACAGCGAGGAGCTGGTGCGGATCGTCATCCACGTCGCCCAGGTCATCTCCAACGCCGGTCTGGCCCTGGCCGGCGAAGAGGTCTTCATCCACCTGGCCGACTACCACAACCAGTACCGGCTCGATTTCGGCGGCAAGGCGGTTCGGCACTTCCGGCCCTTCGGCCGGACGATCACCGCCGCCGACGTGCTCGAATACAAGCTCGCCACCGCCTGGGGGCAGAAGCGCCCCGATGACGTGAAGCGGCGCTGGAACAACATCGTCAAGATCTGCCGGGAGGATACCTGATGGGCTGCGCCTGCAAACAGATCAACGCCAACTTCGGCGGCTGCATCGGCGAGCACGCTTCCTGCCAGAGTCCTTGCGTCGCGGTCCAGGCGATGGCCCGCGGCCGTGGCGAGAGCGTCCCCACCTGCTGGGGTAAGAGTCGGCCCGCTGCCGGGGAGCCGGCCCGATGAGCGAGCAGGTGACCCTCTTCGCCGGCGATACCGCCCCGAGCCGGCTGACCTACAAGGACGGCGGCACCCCCGTCGACGTGACCGACTACGCCTTCGAGCTGCGCCTCGGCACCTCCCCGGTCAAGGCGGTCGCCTGCATCGTCGCCAATGGGCCCGCCGGCATCATCGAGATCCCGTGGTCGGCCGGCGACCTGGTCGTCGGCTCCTGGCCGATGCAGATGGTGGTCACCGATGCCGGCGGCAAGGTGCGCACCCTCCAGCTCAAGGCCCTCAAGGTCGTGGGGAGACTGGCCTGATGGCGGCCGCCCACCCGAGAGCAACGCTGCAATGGCACCCGGCCCCTCTGGCTGCCTTTGTGCCCGACGTCCGGGCTGCGGCCTTCGTGCCGAGCGGCCTGGACGCCGAGATTCTGCCCGCGCCCCGTGCGACCTTCGACTTCGCCGCCTTCGACTTCGCCGCCGCGCCGGCAGCGGGGCTGATCGACGAGGCGGGCAACAACCTGATCGCCGAGTCAGGGAGCGTGCTGACATGGTAGGTCGCCTGGTCACAGCCCTATTTATCGCCGCCCTGCTAACGATGGCGCTTCTGGCCTACCCGGCGAGGGGGGAGCAGGAGCAGAAACAATACTACGACTTCCCCGACGCGGTGAGCATTCCGGACGACGCCCGGTTCCTGATGTACGTCCCGGGCCTCGGCAGCCGCAACCCCACAGGCGCGCTGCTCCTCCAGGAGATCACCGGGCAGGCACACGTGATCCGTCAGGCCGCCGACGAGCCAGACGACACCCCTAAGGTGCAGATCGTCGATAAAAACGGAGACATGCGCATGACCATCTTCGCCGATGGCAGCTTGGAGATCCAGTGAGCCTGCCCGCAGTCATATATACCCGCGTCTCCACCGGCAAGCAGGCCGAAGAGGGGGTCTCCCTCGAGGCGCAACTGGCCCGGGCCCGCGCCTACGCCGAGACGCACGGCATGAAGATCATCGGCGAATTCTCCGACGCCGGTATCTCCGGCAAGTCGACCAAGAACCGGCCCGAGTTCCGGGCGGCCCTCGACCTGGTCTGTCGGCAGAAGGCCGCGCTGGTTTTCTACTCCCTCTCCCGGGTTAGCCGCTCCACCCGCGACCTGCTGGCGATCGCCGACAGGGTCCGCACCGCCGGCGCCAACATGGTCAGCCTCCAGGAGCAGATTGACACGACGACGGCGATGGGCACATTTGTCTTCACCCTCCTCTCCGCCCTGTGCGCCTTGGAGCGGGAGTTGGTCGGGGAGAGGACTAGGACGGCGCTGCGCCACCTGCGGGCCGAAGGCAAGGCCATCGGCCCGACGCCCTACGGATTCGACCGCCAGGGCGAGTACCTGGTGGAGAACCCGGCAGAGCAGAATGTGTTGGCGCGGATGGCGCAATCGCGAGGAGCGGGCCGTAGCTACCATGCCATCGCGGTCGAGTTGAACGCCAAGTGTATACCGACGAAGCAGGGGCACAGATGGACCCGCGGCCGGGTCCGGACAGTCTTGCTGGCGCGGGAGAGATGGGCCCGCGAAGCGGTGTCATGACGTGCGTTGCCCACGCTGTAGCGGCTTCGCCTACATTTTGGCCCACGGCAAATGCAGCGAGGCCGACGAATACCTGCGCTGCCTGGTGTGCGGGGCGTGGACGCCGCTGCCCCGGCTCCGGGTGATCATCACCGCCGCGGAGATCGCGGCGGAGCTGGCGCCGAGGGGCATCGTCAGGGCGCCTTGCACGGTCATCGGCTGCACCGAGACGGTGCGGACCAACCACAGCCTGACCAACGTCGAGAGGATGTGCGCCCGCCACCATCAGATGCTCGCCGACTGGCGGCGGGGCAAGGGGACCACCCCTGCGCCCCTGATCCTTGAGGGGGACGCCTGGCGGGAGAACCCGCACCGGGTCATTGTCGCGGAGAGACAAGCCAAGCCGAGGCGGCGGCCGTGCGCTAGATGCGGTGAGATAAAAAGCATCCAATGGAAAGAGCACTGCTACCGCTGCAGCCGCATCGTTCAAGGGTTGCCGACCAGCCCCAGACGCCAGCCAAAAACGAAGGAGAGAAAATGCGCGCACGGTTGATTTTGGTCCTGGTCTTCATGATGTTCCCCGTCTCCGCCTTGGGCGGCCAGGCGATCGGAGTCGTGCCTTTCTCTGTCGTCGGCTACCAGGACGGGGTGGGTGCCGTCGGCGCTCCGATCTACAGGTATTACAGCGACAGTATCCCCCGCATTGGCGAGCCCCTGCCTGAGCCCGTGGCTGCAGTGACGACCGTCTCGGGCTCCGCCTGCGCCGGCGGCACGGTGTTGGATTACGAGCGCGGCGACTGGCAGGACGGCATGATCGTGCTGCTCGAGACGCCGGATGGAGGTGCCACCCTCGCCGAGATCCTCACAGCCCTGCCCGGCATCGAATACCGTGCGGTCGCCAACATCCGCGACGGCGGCGCCCGCCGGCTGGCGCGGATCGCCGCGCCCTACACCGCCGCCGAGCGGGAGACCTGGGAGCAGCAGCTTGTTCAGGCGCAGCGGTATCTGGCCGACAAGGCCCGCTACGACGCCGACCCGCTGGCCTGCTACACCGAGATCCCGATGCTCGCCATGCTGGCGGCCAAGCGATATCCGGAGGCAGACAGCATCGGAGAAGCCCTGACCGCCTTCGTGCCGAAGGTGCTGGAGAACAACTCCCTCTTCCAGGGGGCCGCAGGGGCGATCCTGGGGCACCAGCAGGGCTGCCTCGATGATCTGGAGGCCGTGAACTCCTGGGCGGAGTTCTCCGCGCTGGACTGCTGGAGTGACTTCAGCCTGGAGGTGCAGTGATGGAACTTTTTGCCCCCCAAAGCTACATCGAAGCATCCCCCGAGGTCCGGGCGGCGGTGGCCAACGGCTGCGGCGCTGCTGGATGGAAACTCGACATCGTCCCCGACACCATCTGGGGCCTGGAGGTCACCGAGGCCTGCAACATCCACGACTGGATGTACGCCGAGGGCGAGACGATCCACGACAAGATGACGGCCGACCGGACGCTGCTCAACAACCTGCTGCGCCTGATCGAGGCCGAGACCCGATGGGGCTGGCTGCGTTGGCTGAGGCGCAAGCGGGCGCTGAAATACTACCAGGCCGTCGCCGAGTTCGGCGGCCCGGCCTTCTGGGCGAACAAGAACCCGCCCGAAAACCTCCTCGCGAAAGGATAAAGACCATGTACGGACTGATCCCTCGCTTTTTGACCGTGTTCCTGCTCTTGCTGCCCCTCCTCGTCTCCGGCTGCAGCACCTACAAGGCCCTCTCGCCGCACCTCAAGAACAGCGCCTTCGAGGTCGGCCTCTCCCTGGGCTGCGCCCGGGTGCTGGCCAACAACCCGGCCGAGGCGAAACTGATCCTCAAGGCGGTCGGCCCGATCATCGCGGCGACTGACCCGGACGAGATCGTCACCCTCCACGAGTTTCGCCACACTCTTTATGCTCGCGTGGCCTACGACCTGTTCACCCCGGCCGAGCTCGCCGCACTGAGGCCCCTTGTCGAGCAGATCATGGCCGCCACCGACCGGGTCATCGAGACCGAGACGAGCTGGATGACGGTCGATTCAGTCCCGTTTTTGGACCTGCTCAAGGCGGTCCAGACCCAGGCCGCGATCGCCGCAGGTGCAGGAGGGTAGGGTGGACGAGATCGACCGCGCACAGAGCATCAACGAGCAGGCCCAGGCCGATGCCCTCGCTGCGCACCGCCGCCGCCAGTCGGCCGGTCCTTCGGCAAAAGAGTGCGAGGACTGCGCCGAGGAGATTCCCGAGAAGCGGCGTGCGGCGATTCCAGGCTGCACCCGCTGCGTGAGCTGTCAAGAACTTCTTGAAAACTGGAGGCCCCTGTGACGCCTGAACAGATCAGCGCCCTGTCATCCATCGCCGTGATCATCAAGACGGTCGGTTCCCTGCCGATCTCGATGGTCCTGCTGCTCATCTTCGTCGGCCCCTGGGTCGGCATGGTCGTGGCCTCCGCCGGCCAGGGCAAACGCCTGGCGGCCGAGAACCAGCGATTCAACAAGGCGATCGCCACCCAGAACGAGCGGGTCAACCAGGGGCTGCTCGATTTCAAGGAGCTGGTCCAGGCCATGGCAGCCGCCCAGGAGAAACGGTTCGAGTCGGTGGTGCGGATGTACGAGAACAACGCCGAGCTGGTCAAGGGGTACGAGGGCCTCGCCGGGGAGCTGACCAGCATCATCCACCTCAACACCCAGGTGCAGACCCACCTGGCCGACGCGGTGAAAAACAACCAGTTCTGCCCGACGGTGCGAAAGGAGACCGGCGCATGAACATCGAACGCGCGGCCATGAGAGGCCGACTGGCCGAGCTGGAAGAGCAGCGCGATCGCCTGCGCCTCAAGGCGGACGGGCTGTGCCGCAGTGTCCGCCAGGCCCTGAACACCGCTCTTGTCGACGTGGAGGAGATCGAGATCGCCCAGGCGGCCCAGCAGATGGACGACCTGGTGGTGGCCGTGGGCGAGCTGGCCGGGCTGCAGGGAAAGGTGGCCCGCCTGCAGAGGGAGTTGGGGGACTGATGGCCGAGAAGGGAGCGCGGGCCAAGCTGGAGCCGATCGCACGGCAGCTCTACATCGACCAGGGCAAGAGCCTCGAGGAAATCTCCGGTTTTCTCGACGTCTCGCGGCAGACCCTGAGCAAGTGGAAGGGGGAGACCCGCAGCCCCGGCGCCGACCAGGACGAGTGGGATCTTGCCCGGGGGCGCAAGAAGAGCCGGGGGGAGCGCCTCAAGGCGATGCTCGACGAGATGCTCGACGAGATGGAGCTCCTCCACGCCACCAAGCGCGGCCCGATGATGGACGCCCTCTCCAAGCTCGGCGCCTTGGTGCAGCGCTGGGAGGAGTCCGAGGCGGCCGCCCGCGAGCGCAGCGCAGCCCACAAGGCGGGTCTGTTCCTGGAGTTCGTGCGCGACCTGATCAGCTACGGCGGCAAGCACGACCAGGGCCTGGTGGCGGTGCTGGAAGAGAACTTCGACGACATCATCATCTGGGGGCGGCAGAAGTATGGCGCGTAGCGCGGCACAGCAGAAATCCTTCGACCGCGAGGTCGAGGCCCTGCGCCAGCAGATCCAGGCGACCGCCAGGCCCTTCCCGGACGACCGCCAGGCGCAGCGCGAGCGCAAGCGGCGGGCCGAGGGGGATTTCGAGTTCTTCGCCCGCACCTACTTCCCCCACTACTTCGAGTGCGCCTCCTCTGACCTGCACCGCTACTTCGCCGAGCGCTACCCGGCGATGATCTTCCGGGCCAAGGAGATCGGAGAGGGGGACAAGGAGGCCGACGCCGCGCCGAGGGGCAACGCCAAGAGCACCTGGACGACGCTCTTTTTGCCCATGTGGTGCATCGCCTCCAGGCACCGCCACTACATCATGCCGGTCTCGGAGACCGCCGCCCAGGCCGAGAGCTTCCTCTCTTTCATCAAGGTCGAGCTCGAGACCAACGAACGGCTCAAGCAGGATTTTCCCGAGATCTGCGGCGAGGGGCCTGTGTGGCGGGCGCTGATGATCGTCACCCGCAACGGGGTCAAGGTCCACGCCGCCGGGGCCGGCCAGAAGCTGCGCGGTTTCCGCCACGGCAGCAAGCGCCCCGACCTGGTCATCTGCGACGACCTGGAGAACGACGAGGCGGTCCAGTCGCCCGACCAGCGCAAGAAGCTGGAGAGCTGGTTCTTCAAGGCCCTGATGAAGATCGGCCAGCCGGACACCGTCTTCATCGTGGTCGGCACGGTGCTGCACTACTCCTCCCTGCTCTCGGACCTACTGGCCAAGCCGGGCTGGAAGGGGCGCAAATTCAAGAGCGTGATCGCCTGGAGCGACAGCAGGCTCTGGGACCGTTGGCGGCAGATCTTCGCCGACATCAGCATCGGCAAGGAGGCCGCCGAGGCCGAGGCGGACGCCTTCTTCGAGGCCAACCGCGAGGCGATGCTCCAAGGCACCGAGGTGCTCTGGCCCGAGCGGGAGCCCTACTACTACCTGATGAAGATGCGCGTCTCGGAAGGGGAGGCCAACTTCGACAGCGAGAAGCAGAACGAGCCGATCAACCCCGAGGACTGCCTCTTCCGCGAGGAGGAGATCCAGTTTTGGGACGATGACGAGGTCGACCTCTCGGACGTCCCCTTCTACGGCGTGCTCGACCCCTCGATGGGCAAGAAGAGCAAGCGCCACGACCCGGCGGCCCTGCTGGCCGGCCGCTTCAAGCACGGCATCCTGTGGGTGGAGGTCGCCGACATCGACAAGCGCCACCCCAGCCAGCTGATCGAGGACGTGCTCGGCTACCACGAGCGCCTCGCGTTCCAGGGGTTCGGGGTGGAGACGGTGCAGTTCCAGGAGTTCTTCAAGGACACCCTGGAGCAGGAGGCGCACACGCGGCACCAGACCCTGAACGTGGTGGAGATCAAGAGCCACTCGGACAAATACCTGCGCATCCAGACCCTGCAGCCCTGGATCAAGAACGGCTGGATCCGCATCAAGCGCCACCACGGCAGGCTGCTGCAGCAGCTGATCCAGTACCCCATGGGCGACCACGATGACGGCCCCGACGCCCTGGAGATGCTCAAGAGCCTGGTGGAGGCCGGGGCCCGCCCGGCGGCGGTGGCCCCGCCGCAAGAGGACGATCACAACGACTATCACGCCGAGCGGCCCGAGTCGATCATGGGCCGGCTCTTCGGGCGCAGGAGATAACGATGGGCATCAAGAGCGTTTTGACCGAAAGACTGTTCGGGGCGGCCATCGAGGCCCGGGTGCAGGAGCGACTGCCGGCGGCAGTGGAGGCGGAGGTGGAGGAGCGACTGCCGGCTGCGGTGGGCCAGCAGCTGACCGACATCGGCTGGCGGCGCCTGACCGGTGCGCCGACCCGCGAGCTGCCGATGATGGACCAGGAGCGCGCCATCGAGGTCGCCTACTGGCTCTGGAAGACCAACCCCATGGGCAAGTGGATCGTCGAGGTGACCACCGCCTTCGTGGCCGCCAAGGGGCTGCCCTTCACCTGCACCAACGACGAGGTCAAGGAGCTGCTGACCACCTTCTGGGAGGACCCGGTCAACCGCATGGACATCCACTGGGAGAACTTCGTGCGCGAGCTGGGGATCTACGGCGAGCAGTGCTGGCCGGCCTTCGTCGCCGAGCAGACCGGCCGGGTGCGCCTCGGCTACCTCGACCCGGCCATGATCGACCAGGTCTTCCCCGACCCGGAGAACGTCAAGATCAAGGTCGGCCTGACCGTGAAGAGCCTGGACGGCTCCACCGAGGCGCGCCGGCTGCGCATCGTGCTGGACGACGAGAACGAGGCCTTCCTCTCCCCGGCCGGCCAGACGCTGCGGGAGACCTTCACCGACGGGCAGTGCTTCTTCTTCACTGTCAACGCCCTGACCAACGAGATGCGCGGCACCTCCGACCTCTTCACCGTCGCCGACCACCTCGACGGCTACGAGCAGTTCCTCTACGACAGCTCCGACAAGTACGCCCGCTTCAACGCCTTCTTCTACGACATCACCGTCGAGGGCGCCGACGAGAAACAGCTCCAGGAGCACCGGGAGGCCTACCAGCCGCCGAAGACCGGCGGGGCCTTCATCCACAACGACAAAGTGAAGGCCGAAGCCGTGGCGCCGACGCTGCAGGCCGACGACGCGGAGACCGCCGCCCGGCTGCACCGGAACCACATCCTGGGCAGCCTCGGCCTGCCGGAGCACTGGTTCGGCGGCGGCGGCGACGTCAACCGGGCCACGGCCGCGGAGATGGACGCCCCGGCGCGCAAGATCATCGAGGCCCGCCAGGACAAGATCAAGAACATGCTGGAGATGATGTTCGACTACGTCATCGCCCAGGCGGTCGAGGCCAGCTACCTGAAAGGCGTGCCCGAGGACGAGATCTTCGCCTACGACATCCAGACCCCGGAGATCTCCGACAAGGACGTGGCCAAGCTCAGCACCATGCTGCAGCAGGTCTCCGCCTCGTTGACGACCGCCGAGGCCCAGGGCTGGATCAGCAACGAGGAGGCCGCCAAGGCCTTCGCCTACTTCCTCAAGTTTGTCGGCTATGAGTACGACCCGGACGACGACGAGGCCGAGCCGGGGTATGAGGATTACAAGGACAAGAAGCCGGAAGACGGAAGCCAGGAGCCGGGAGGGAAGGCCTGATGGCCCAGGTCACCGCCGAAATACAGCGCCTGCTCAAGGCAAAGGATCAAGGGATCCTTGACGGCCAGTCCGCCGTCCGCGGACTGCTGGCCGAAGTGCAGAAGCAGATCCTCGAGGAACTGCTGGCCGTCTCCAGCGAGAGCTACGCCGCCTATCACCTGCGGCAGAACCTGGCGTCGATCGAGCGACACCTGCAGAGCTTCGAGAGCGCCGCCGGCCGCGAATTGGGCGGCCTGGTCGGCGCCGCCTGGGAGGCCGGCGAGGACCTGGTGCTCGGCGCCGGCCGGGTGAGCGGCCTCTATACCGGCTTCGGGCACGTCTCCACCGACCTGCTGCAGACGTTGCAGGAGTACTCCGTCCACAAGATCCGCGGCCTGAGCGCGGCGGCCTTCGACAAGATCCGCGCCGAGCTCTCCCTCGGCATCCTCGGACAGAAGACCCCGCACCAGGTGACCCAGGCCATCGCAGGCACCCTGAGAAGCCCGGGCGTCTTCAAGAGCATCGCCGAGCGGGCCGAGGTGATCACCCAGGTGGAGATGGGGCGGGCCGCCTCCCAGGCCACGCAGCTCAGCATGGATCAGGCCGCCGCCAGCGTGCCCGATCTGCAGAAGCAGTGGTGGCACGCCGGCCACCCGAAGCGGCCGAGGCGCAACCACCTGGCGCTGCACGGCCAGATCCAGCCCGTCGATCGGCCCTTCATGATCGGCTCGCTGATCATCCGATTCCCCCGCGACCCGAAGGCGCCGGCCAGCGAGGTCATCCGCTGCGGCTGCGAGCACGTGCCCTGGCACGAGAGCTGGGGGCGGGACGGCGCCCTGCCGATCTTCAACGAGCGCGGCGAGGTGATCGCCATGCGCGGCCCGCGCACCGGCCGGGAGGCGTCTCTGGTCGGAAAGTTCGCACAAGGGCAGATCGGCCGCAAGGGCGGGCAAGGGTAGCAAAAACCGTTGACACCCTGTTTATAAACCGCCCTGGGCCCCCTGAAGCGAAAGTTTGAGGGCAATTCGACCCGAGGCTTTAACTCTGAAGCGAAGAAAGGAGCAGAAATATGACAAACGAAGGATTCGACAAGAAGTGGCTCAATGGTTTGAAGTTTGCGAGCGCCAAGGTGGTGAAGACCGAAGAGGGGGCACGCTCCCGGCCGACCGATCGCGCGTTGAAGGAGGGGGACGTCCTCTCCTGGCGGGATGCCGGCGACACCGTGATCCTCGTCGCCGCCGACGGGCAGAAGCACACCGTCGTCAAAAAATAGCCCTGTAATCGGAGGCAACGATGCTGAAAAACATCTCCATACAGGCCGCCTCGAAGCTGCTGGCCGCCTCCGGATCCCCGGAGGATGCCGACTACGGCTTCAAGTGGCGGGTGCAGGTCGTGGAGTACGGCCTGGGCAAGGACGGCCGGATCAACTGGCCGAAGGAGCCGCTGGTCGCCGCGATCAACCTCTACGACGGGGCCAAGGTCTTCGCCCTCAACGACAGCCAGCACCTGGCGTCGAAGAAGCAGTTCGGCAAGAGCGTGCGGGAGATCGTCGGCTGGCTGAAGAACCCGGTCGACACCGGGACCGGCATCGAGGCCGACCTCTACATCCTCAAGAGCGCCCAGTGGCTGCGAGACAACCTGGTCGACAGCCACGAGCGCGGCAACCCGACCCTGCTCGGCCTCAGCCACGACGTCTCCGCCCGGGCGAAGACCGTCCTGGTCGGCGGCAGGAAAGTCAAGGAGCCGGTCGAGATCACCGCCGTCGAGGTGGATGTGGTCTACGACCCGACCAACAACGGAAGGTTCATTCAGATGGCCGCGGCAGTCGGCCAGGAAGGAGAAGGCGACATGTTGTTGCAGAAGCTGTTGGCCGCGCTGGAAGGCAAGCGGCCCGATCTGCACAAGCAGATCACCGAGGGGATGGAGGCCGGAACGGTCTCCGAGGACCAGGCCATGCAGATGGTGGCCGCCGCCACGGTGCAGGAGGCCGGCGGGGATCAGGATAACGAGCAGCTCGTGGCCGCCGTGGTCGAGGGGATGAAGAAGGTCCTGGTCGTCGACGACGGGGCCGGCAAGGAGCTCAAGGCGATGAAGCTGCTCGCCGCCGGCATGACCCTCGACCGGGAGCTCGGCGAGAGCAAGCTGCCCGAGAAGTTCCAGGCCTCGCTGCGCAAGCGCTTCGAGGGCCGGGAGTTTGAGACGGAGGACCTGCGGGCCGCCATCAAGGAGTCCAAGGAGCTGATCGACGACCTGACCGGTTCCGGCGGCGTCGAGGGCGCAGGCGGCGTACATGTCGTGCGCGGCAGCACCGAGAAGCTGCAGGCCGCCGCCGATATGCTCTTCGGCGTCAATGTCGACGACCAGTTCAAGGACATCGCCCCCTTCACCTCCTTGCGGGCCGCCTACGTGGAGATGACCGGCGATACCGAGGTGCGCGGCTACCTCGACCCGGCCCAGACCCAGAGGCTGCAGGCCGCCTACGGCTCGGCCACCTTCAGCTTCGTGCTGGGCAACACCCTCTACCGGCGCATGGTGCAGGACTACGCCGAGGCCGGCGACTACGGCGTCAGCCGCCTGGTCGGGGGCAACATCCGCAACGCCCGCGACTTCCGCACCATGGAGAGCGTGCGCATCGGCTACTACGGCGACCTGCCCGACGTCGACCCGGAGGCGGTCGACTACGCCGACCTCGGCGAGCTCTCGGACGAAGAGGTCAGCTACGCCCTCAACCAGAAGGGGGGCGTGATCACCATCAACCGCAAGATGATCATCAACGACGACATGCGCGCCGTGCAGAAGATCATCAGCCGCCTGCCCCGGGCCGCCCGCCGCACCCTGGCCAAGCGCTGCTGGAACAAGTTCATCGGCAACGCCGCCTACAAGGGGGACAGCAAGGCGGTCTTCCACGCCGACCACGGCAACCTCGGCGCCGCGGCCCTCTCCATCGCCAGCCTGACCGCCGGCAAGCTCGCTTTCGCCCAGCAGACCGAGCCGGGCAGCGGCGAGCGGCTCGCCCTGCGGCCGAGGACCCTGGCGATTCCCTCGGACCTGTGGGCCACGGCCAAACAGATCAACGACACCCAGGGCGCCCCCGGCACCGCCAACTTCGGCAACCCCTTCTTCCAGTTCTTCGGCGCCGCCGGCGAGGGGATCTTCGAATGCCCCTTCATGACCGACGCCGACGACTGGATGCTCTTCGGCGACCCCGACGAGTGTGAGATCCTGGAGCTGGCCTACCTCAACGGGCAGCAGGCCCCGGAGATGTTCGTGGCCGACAACCCGACCGTCGGCCAGATGTTCGTGGCCGACAAGATCCAGTACAAGATCCGCCACGAGTACGAGTGCGAGATCACCGATTTCCGCAACGCCTACAAGGCGGTGGTGCCCTAGGGGCCGTGACGGTTGACGAGTAGCACCGGCGCCCCGGGAGGGGCGCCGGTTCAAAAACCCTTTGAACGAAAGGATGCATCGACATGAAGAAATGGAGCTCTCCCATCGGCCTGCTGGTGGCGCTGATCGTGCTGGTCTCGGCGTTGTTCGCGGCGCCGGCCCTGGCCGCCACCGCCAACCCCTCGCCGGCCAGCCCCGGCTACATGGTGCTGCCGCTGACCTTCGACCGCACCATCACCGCCACGGCCACGCCGGTCAAGTTCAAGCTGCCCTTCCCGGCCACCGTGGTCGGGGTGAGCGCGACGGCGGGCACGCTCGACACGGGCGACGCGGACGAGACGTACACCGTGGACGTGAAGGAGGGGGCGACGTCGATTCTCTCCTCGGCCGTCGCGCTGGCTGCCGCCGGGACGATCTACGACGGCACGTTGTCCGACACGACGATTGCAGACGAGGCGACGCTCAGCGTGGTGGTCACGCTGGGCGGCACCACGCCATCGCTCACCGACCTCACCGTGCTGCTGGTGTTGAAGCGATTGTGATTCGACGTTCGCTCCTGTGAGGTGATCCGGGCGGGGAGACCTCCTCCCCGCCCCGGTTGACCCCTGGACTGCGGCCCTCCGTGCGGGGGCCGGATTCGAGGGATCGACGACCAAGGAGAAAGCCATGCCCCTGCTCGAGAAGGTAACAGCAAAAGTCAAAGACGACTCCGGCCGGCTGACCGACCTGGACGACTACCAGCCGGCGATCGACGCGGCCCTGGAGCGCTACAGCCGGCACCGCCCGAAGGAGCTGGTCAAGGACCTGGCCGGCGACGGAACGCACGACCTGGCGCTGCCGGCCGAGTGGGCCGAGGGGTTCAGCCAGATCCGCCGCGTCGAGTACCCCATCGGAGACGTTCCGGAGACGCTCCTCGAAGCCGCCGACTGGACCCTGTACCGCTCGCCCACGGGCCTCAAGCTGCGCCTGTTCGAGGAGACTCCGGAGGCGACCGATACGGTGCGGGTGACCCTCACCGTCGGCCGCCTCGAGGCGGACATCATCTCGGGGGATCTCGACGCCGTGGCGAGCCTGGCCGCCTCGATCTGCCTGCGCACCCTGGCGGCCCTGCACGGCCAGAATTCCGACTCTACCCTGAACGCCGACGTGGTCAACCACCACTCCAAGGCCGACCAGTACCGCCGCCTGGCCGACGCCCTGGAGGCCGAGTACAACGCCCACCTGGGCATCGACCCCAAAGGGGGCGCTCCGGCCGCCGCGGCCGTCGCAGCCCCACCGGCCAGCGGGCGGACTCGGCTGACGCACTAAAGGCCGTAACGGGTGACGCGTGACGAGTAAAGGCGAAACCAGATGAAGCTGGTCGCATCGGTCAAGGTCGAAGGGGCCCTGCTCAAGGGCAAGGCCGGCAAGGTCGTGCAGCAGGGCCTTGACCGGGCGATGACAGAGGCGGTCCAGTTCCTCACCCGCGAGGTGAAGGTGCGCACCCCCCAGGGGGTCTACGGAGCCCAAGGGGGCCTGCTCAGCACCATCCACGGCGAGGTGATCGGCAAAGGCACCCCGCGCATCAAGGGGATCGTCGCCAGCAACAAGCCCTACGCCGCGGTCATCGAAAAGGGGCGCCGACCGGGCAAGGGGATGCCGCCTCCGGGAGTGCTGCTGCGCTGGATCGAGGTGAAGCTGGGGGTCGACGAGACGGAAGCGAAGCGCCTGGAGTTCGTGATTCGGCGAAAGATCGCTCAAAAGGGTTTTGAAGGGGCGCACATGTTCGAGAGGGCGCTGGACGAAAACTTCGAGAAGCTGCGGGCGATCTTCCGCCGTCACGGCCTCTCCATCACCCGAAAGCTGAGCCAATGAGCGAGAGCGCCATCCGCGCCGAGATCGCCGCCATCGTCGGCGGTGTCGCCGACATCGGCAAGGTCTACGACTACGAGCGGCATGCGAGCAGCTGGGCCAAGTTCATCCAGCTCTTCAAGGCGACGATCGGCGGCCAGCCCCAGATTCGCGGCTGGGAGATCAGCCGGGTGCGGGTTGCCGAAACGCTCGAGACACTCGGCGGGGGCCCGGCTGCCACGGACAACAAGCACACCTACGCCATCCAGGGCTACCTGGGGGTCAACGACGCCGAGGCGAGCGAGAAGACCTTCGAGGCCCTCATCGAGGAGATCCGCGCCGCCTTCCGCGCCAACCCGACCCTGAACGGCGCCGCCGACGGCCACGACTATATCCAGGCGGAGACGATCGACACCCGCATGTTCGGCAGCGTGCTCTGCCACTATGCGAAGCTGCTTTTAACGGTCACCGAACAACTCTAGGAGGACACCATGAAACTCGTGTATTTCGAAGGGCCGCCCCAGGTCGGCCTCGGCGCCGCCGGCACCTTCCGCCTCGGCGAGCCGAAAGATGTGAAGGGCGAAAAGCTCGCCGCGCGGATCCTCGCCAAGAAGAGCGTCCGCTTCTTCGAAGAGGGCAAGGTCCCGGCGTCCGTCATCAAGAAATTCGAGAAGCAGCAGGCCGCGGCCAAGACCGCCGCCAACAAGGAGGGCTAAGCGATGCCACAGGCCAAAGGCGCCAACGCGCAGGTGATCATCCAGGAGCAGTCGGCTTTCGACACCGAGCCGGCCGCCGACGCCCAGCTCGTCCCCATCGCCTCCTGCGGTCTGCGCCAGTCGCGGCCGCTGGCCAGTTCGCCGCTGCTGCGGGGCAACCGCAACCCGGCCAAGCCCGACCGCGACAACACCGAGGTCTCCGGGCCGATCGGCACGGTGCTGCAGGCCTACCCCGGGCTCCTCTTCAAGGCAGCCCTCGGGGCGGTGGTCACCACCGGGGCCGGCCCCTACGTGCACACCTTCACCCTCGGCGCCAGCCTTCCCTGGCTGCTGGTCGAGAAGGGCTTCACCGACATCGGCAAGTTTTTCAAGTACCTCAACTGCAAGGTCAACCGGATGCACCTGGCGATGACCCCGAGCGGTCAGCAGAAGATCGAGTTCGACCTTCTCGGCGTCGGCGAGGAAATCTCCGGCACCAGCTTCGACGCCACCCCCACCGACCTCGGGGTGCAGGCCTTCGACGGCTACACCCTGGGCACCATCGAGGAGGGCGGCGCGGCGATCGCCGACGTGGTCGGCATCGACCTGACCCTGGAGAACGGCCTCGACGGCGACCAGTTCGTCCTCGGTGGCGGCGGAAAGCGCCAGGATCTGCCCGAGGGGACGGCCAAGGTCAGCGGCACCCTCAAGGCCCGCTTCACCGACACCGCCCTCTACCAGAAGGGGCTCGACCACACCGAGAGCTCGCTGCGGACCCTCTTCGCCCTGGGCGACGGGCTCGGCTCGGCGGGCAACGAGAGCATCGAGTTCACCCTCGGCGAACTGGTCTACACCCCGACCTCGCCTGCCATCAACGGGCCCAAGGGGATCATCGCCGACTACGCCTTCGAGGCCTTCTACGAGGACGGTGCCGACGCCAGCGCCCTGAAGGTCGTCTTGAAGAACACCCAAAGCGCCCTTTAAGGGCGGTTGAAGGAAGGACTCTGATGACAACGAAGTTCGTCAAAATCATCTCCGACGGCACGCCGGCGGGGACCCGGGTCCTCGACCAGAATGGCGACCCGATCCCCAACGTGCGGGAGGTCGTCTTCAGGGCCGAGGCCGGAGGATCAAGGGCGCAGGTCGTCCTGGACCTCGTCAACATCGAAGCGGAACTGGAGGGAGAAACCGAATGACCGTGAACACAGTGAAAACCTACGAGATCGGGGGCAAGACCTATGAACAGCGCCGGCTCGTCTTCGGCCAGTGGCAGCAGCTGCTGCGTCTGTTCAAGGGGGGCGGGGCGGCGCTGCCCGAGCTCTTCGGCGCCCGGGAGCTGATCCTGGCCTTGGGCGACAAGCTCGACACCGCCCTGGCGGTGGTGCTGACTGAGCAGGGCCAGAGCCCCCGCGACAAGGACATGGAGGCCCTCGCCGACGAGCTCGCCTTCGAGATGCTCCCCGAGCAGGTCGCCGAGGTCTTCTCCGATTTTTTCGACTGCAACCCGCTCGCCTCGATAGCCCAGGCGATCGGGGAGGCGTTCGGGGGGCTGCTGGAGAAGCTCCAGGATCCGAATGGATCGAGCGAGCCGTCATCCTCCTCGCCCGAGGGGACTGGACCAAGCGCGACGCCATCCTCTGGGGCTGCGTCCCGCTAGAGGTCCTGCCCTGGATCGAGGCGCGAACCCGCGAGGTGCTCTTTCGCGAGCTGGTGATCGGCTACCTCGAAGGGGAGGCGGGGGCGGCGCCCTCCGATGACTACTGCGCCGCCTGCCGGGATCTGGGAGAAGACGACTGTGAGAGCTGCGACCGACGGATTGAGGTGATCGATGCCTGACAAGATGCGCCTACAACTGATCCTGGACGCCCTGGACAACACCAAGGGCGGCATCAGCTCGGCTAAACGCGGTGTGAGCGGGCTGACGACGAGCGTGGCCCTGCTCGCAGGCAAGTTCGCGGTGGTCGACTACGCCGTCCGACGCACTTTCGATATGATCGCCTCGGCGGTGAAGCCGGCGTACATGGCGGTGGAGGAATTTCAGCAGTCGGTGGTCCGTTCGGCGGCGATGATTGCCTCTTTCCAGCAGACCGGAGACCTCTCGGAGAACTACCGCAAGGCTCGCGACTACGCCGAGGGGCTTGTCTATCAGCTCGAGGAGATCGACGCCAAGACGGCCGCCAGCGCCAGGGACCTGGCCCAGATGACCGAGGAAATGGTCAAGCAGCGGGTGGTCCTGGACACCAACAACGCCGCGGCGGTGGAGGGTTTCCGCAACATCGCCAACGCCGTGGCGGTCATCGCCGGAGGCTACCAGAACAAGGAGATCCAGATCCGCCAGGAGATGCGGGCGCTGCTCCAGGGCGAGGTCAACATGTACAGCCAGCTCGCCCAGCAGGTCAACGCCATGGTCGGCGGCGGGTTGAAGGAGAAGGTCGAACTGTGGAAGGAGGAGGGCACGATCATCGAGAACATCGGTGGTCTGCTGCGCGGCTACGCCGCTGCCTCCGACGATATCCAGGGGACCTGGTCGGCCATCGGCTCGACCATGGAGACGGTGCAGAAGCGCATCCTGCGGGAGGGATTCAACGCCGCCTACGCCGACATCAACGCTGCCCTGATCCGGATCAACAATTATTTGAAGGCCCACTCCGATGAGGTCAGCGGCCCCCTGCAACGGGGCTACCTGGCGGTCAAGGGGGTCATGGAGGCGATCGGTGACGCCGCCGGGGTGATCTGGACGGTGATCGAGCCGCCGGCTCGGCTGCTCTGGGAGACGACCAAGATGGTCCTGGACGGCTGGGGGATGCTCGCCTATACCGTGCTGCCGGTCTTTACCCAGTGGCTGGCCGATGGCGTGAACATGCTGGCCGACATGGTCGAGGCGGCCACCCGTCTCGGCAGGTTATTGCTGGCGGCCCTCTCTTTCGACCGCGAGGGGATGAAGCGCGAGGGCGAGGCGGTCAAGGCGTGGATGACCCGTCTCGGCGAAGACGCCGGCAAGGTCTTCGCCCCTGGTTTCTGGGAGCAGGTCGGCTCCCGGGCCGAAGAGTATCTGCGCGCCGGCTCCAAGCGCCCGAACGTCGAGGCCCCGGACCTCGGCAAAGGGAAGGCGCCGCAGGGAGACGACGGCGTCTACGACGGCGCCGGCAACGTCATGGACAAGGCCGCCCAAGAGGCCTTCGAGGCTCGGGTCAAATATTACAACGACATCGCCCGCATGCAGGCTGAAGAGGCGGCCCGCATCGAGCAGGACGCCATGACCCGCCTCGGCGGCGAGGCCAAGCGGCGGGCCGCCGACGAGGAATACCGCAAGCAGCTCGCCGAGCGGCTGCAGACGCTGCGCGAAGCGCTCTACAGCGAGGAAGAAACGATCGAGGCGAGTTACGCCGCCCGCATCGCCCTGGTGCAGGAGGCCTTCGAGGCCGGTGAGCTTCCCAACGCCGAGGCCCGCGACGCGATGATCGTCAAGGCGGCCCAGGACCGCGAGAACCGGCTCACCGAGATCAAGAAACGCGGCACCGAAAGCCGCAAGGCCCTCATGTCGGCCGAGACCCAGAGCGCCGTCGGCATGCTGGGGCAGATGTTTGGCCTGCTCGCCTCGACCCAGGACCAGGGCAACAAGAAGCAGTTCGAGCGTTACAAGCTCTTCGCCAAAGCCCAGGCGGCGGTCTCCACCGGCCTAGCCGTGGTCAACGCCTTGGCGACCACCCCCTTCGTACCGGTCGGCCTGGCCATGTCGATCATGGCCGGGGCCATGGGCGGGGCGCAGATCGCCCAGATCGAGAATCAGAACTATCGCGGCGGACGGGCCGCCGGCGGCCTGGTGATGCCGGGCGAGACGGTGATCGTTGGCGAGGAGGGCCCCGAGGGTCTGACCCTGGGCGGGCGCAAGCCGGCCTACGTGACCCCGAACCACAAGCTCCGGGGGGGAGCCTCCGGAGGCCCGACCTACAACATCACCAACGTCAACCAGATCAGCCCGGGGCTGCCCGGGGCGGTGCGGGCCGAGATCGCCCGCGCCCTGCCGTCGCTGACCCAGGGCGTGCTCGCCGCGGTCAAACAGGCCCTGGTCGGCGACTATGACATGGCCCGCGCGGCCGGGAGGACGGCATGAGCATCCTGGACTTCCCCGACGCTGCGCCCGACGGCGCCCAGTGGGCTCTGGCGCCGCGCACCCAGCGGCACGAGGGCGAGCTCGACGGCACCGTCCAGACCAGCGGCCTGCCCGGGACCAAGTGGCGCGCCACCCTCACCTACGGCCGCAGAAAGGGGGCAAAGGCGCGCCTGCTGCGGGGCTTTCTCGTCGCGCTCGACGGCGAGGCGGGGCGTTTTCGCCTCTTTCCCCACGACGCCCGCACCCCGGCCGGCACCGCCCTCGGCGCGCCGGTCGTTTCCGGAGCGGGCCAGACCGGCGGCACCCTGACCGTCGCCGGCTTCACTCCGAACCAGCCCGGGGCGCTGCTGGCCGGCGACTACTTCCAGATCGGCAGCGAACTGAAAATGCTCACCGCCGACGCCGACGTCGACGCGGGCGGTGCGGCGACTCTGACCTTCAAGCCGGCGCTGCGCTCCAGCCCGGCCGCCGGAGCGGCCATCGTCACCACCGACCCCTGCGCGGTGATGAAGCTGGTCGACGACAATCAGGCCGCCTGGGCGGCCTCCACTCCCGACTGGTACGCCCTGGCCATCTCCTGCGAGGAGGCCCTCGACCTGTGAGAAGCATCGATCCCGCCACCCTTGCGGCCCTCTCGGAGCCTCACGTCAACAAGACCTTCCTGGTGCGCCTGGAGTTCACCGGCGGCACCCTGGCCTGGCACACCGGCTACGGGGACATCGATTTCGACGGCCACACCTACACCGCCGCCGGCCACCTCGGCAGCCTCTCTCCGGTCACCGAGAGCGCCGACGCCTCGCCCGGGCGGATTACCGTCGGCGTCTCGGGGATCGCCCCGGCTGTGGTCGCCGCGCTCCTCTCCGAGCCGGCCCTGGGGCGGCCGGCTTATGTCCACTTCGCTCCGTGCGCCGCCGACTGGCAGCCTATCGGAACGCCGATCCTCTGCTTCAAGGGGGCCATGGAGCCGCCGAGCGGGGTCATGGGCGCGCAGGCCGCCTTCTCGGTCCCCATCGTCAGCCGCCTGGCCGACTGGGCCCGGCCGATCGTGGCCCGCTACAACGATGTCGACCAGCAGGCCCGCTACCCTGGGGATAAGGGCCTGGAGTTCGCCGAGCAGGTCGCCACCAGCGGCGTGGTGGAGGGGGACAAATGAGCGTCTGGACCGAGTTCCGCGAGGCCCTGAAGCGGGCCGTCAACCCCTTCGATATCTCCGAGGAGAAGTTCAATCCGCTCAAAGACGGTTTGACGTTGCAGATGATCGGCATCTCCCACCCCATGGAGATGCTCGTCGGCAAGATGATCGACGACGCCCGGCCCGACCAGGGCGACCGCGACAGCACGGTCAAGACCGCCGTCGGGGTGCGCCGGGCGATCTACGGGGTCGCCAAGACCGGCGGGGTGATCGTTCACGCCGAGGACACCGGGGGCGACAACAACAACAAGTTCCGCCACCTGGTGATCGCCTTCGCCGGCCACCGGGTGGCCGAGTTCACCACGGTGTGGGTCGACGACGTCGAGAGCGACGATCCGAAGTTCGCCGACAACCTTTGGGTCACCCCCTACCTGGGCGACCCGGACCAGGTCGCCGCCCCGACCCTGCTCGCCGAGAGCGCCGTCTGGACCGCCGCCCACCGCCTGCGCGGCATCGCCTATCTGCACGTCAAATACAAGAAGAAGGATTTTCCCAGCGGCATCAGCGACATCAAGGCGCTGGTCAAGGGGAAGGACGACATCGACGACCCCCGCGACGGCTCGACCGGCTGGACCGACAACCTCGCCCTCTGCATCCGCGACTACTCGCTCTGGAGCGAGACCATGGGCGCGGCCGCCGACGAGCTGGACGACAGCCTGGGGACCGTCCAGGCCGACCTGTGCGACGAGTTGGTGATCTGCAATCGCACCGGCACCGAGACCGAGAAGCGCTATACCTGCAACGGGGTCATGGACCTGGTCGGCACGCCCTTGAACGGGCTCAAGACGATGACCCAGGCCGGCGCCGGCCGCGCCTGCTACACCCAGGGGGCCTGGCGGATCCACCTCGGCGCCTACGCCGCCCCGGCGCAGTCGCTGAGCGAGCGCGACCTGGACGGGGGCTTGAGTTTCTCTGCCGGACCGGGCAAGGCGGCGCGCATCAACACGGTGCGCGGCACCTATTTCGCCCCCGCCCTCAGCTACGCCCGCACCGACTACCCCCTGGTCACTTCGGCGACCTACCTCGCCGAGGACGCCGAGGAACTCGACGCAGACCTGCATCTGGGGCTGACCAACAGCCCCACCATGGCGATGCGCGTCGCCAAAATCATGATGGAGCGTTCCCGCCGCGCAGCGCCGGTGACCATGCCGGCCAAGTTCACCACCTACCCCCTGCAACCCGAAGACCGGGTGGAACTCTCCATCGACCGGCTCGGCTGGGCGGCCAAGACCCTGGCGGTGCGCCAGTGGCGCTTCGACCCCATGGGCGCGCTGCAGCTGGAGCTGCTCCCCGACGACGCCGCGATCTACACCTGGCTCGCCTCGGACGTCTCCGAGGTGAGCCCGCCGCCCCCGACCAACCTGCCTTCGCCATGGGAAATTCCGGCGGTGACGGGGCTGGTCGCGGCGGTGAGCTTTCCGACCGTCGGCAGCGTGACCGTCGCACCCCGGGTCACCCTGATCTGGGACGACGCCGAGATGCCGGCCTACCGGGTGCGCTACCGCCTCGATGCGGATTCCGAGTGGACGGTCCTGCCGGATTTTTCGGAGCCCTCTGCGATCATCGACGGCCTCGCCCCCGGCGACTACGTCTTCGCCGTCGCCGGGGTCAACTCCCTGCCCCTGGTCGGGGCCTTCACCGAAACCCCGCTGACGACCGTCGCCGCCTGGGACGCCACCGCCTCCCCCCCCGCAGTGACCGCTCTCGACACCGTCGAGAGCGGAGGCAGCTTCGCCGGCCGCGACTGCACCGTCGTCTGGGAGTTGGACGAGTCGGTCTGGCCGGCGGCGATGGTCGACGCCTACCGGGTCGAGATCCTCACCGACGCAGGCACGCTCCTGCGCACCCTGCCGCCGACCCGGGAGAAGGCTGCTGTCTACACCTTCGGGGCGAACCTGGACGACGGCGCCGGGGCCCCGGCCGCCTCCTTCAAGGTGCGCGTCTCGGTGCTCGGCCGCAACGGCCAGACGAGCGAGGCGGCCGAGCTGGCCTGCGCCAACACCGTCCCGTCGCCCATGAGCGGCCTGAGCGTCACCGGCGAGCTGCTCTCGGTGCGCCTGGCCCTGGCCTACCCCGTGCCGGCCGACTTCGACCGGGTCGAGATCTACGCCAGCCAAACCAACGCCCGGGCCACCGCCGGCCCCTTCGCCGAGGCTCAGATCGACGAGGTCGTCCGCGACGGGCTCGGCCATGCCGAGAGCTGGTATTTCTGGGGGAGGGTCAAGGACGCATTTGGCCAGGTTTCAAGCTGGTACCCCGACACGGTCGCCGGCGTCGCCGGGCAGACCTCAACCGACTCGGCCGCCGTGCGCGAGCTGATCGAGGGGAAGATTCTCGCTTCCTCTCTCCACGCCTCCCTGCGCGAGCGGATCGACCTGATGGACGAGACCTTCGTGCAGCAGGCCTTGGAGACCCTGCTGGCCCTGGACGACTCCGGCCGCCAGGCGGCGGCCCAGAACTACGTCGAGCGGGTTTCGCGGGCGACCGACCTCGAGGCAGAGGCGGTGGCCCGCGAAACGCTGAGCGCCAAGGTCCTCGGCGACGACGGCGAGGCCCGCTCGGCCGGGCTGATTTTTGAAGAGAAGCAGGCCCGGGCCACGGCGATCGAGACCGAAGCGGCCACCCGTGAGCTGCTGGCGGCGCTCCTGCTCGGAGACGACGGCACCGCCGAGACGGCGGGGCTGATCTTCGAGGAAAAAATCGCCCGGGCCGCCGCCGATAGCGCCGAGGCGAGCGCCCGCCAGGTATTGCAGACCGAGGTCGAGGACAACGTCGCCACGGTCAGCGAGCAGGCCGCGAGCATCGACGGGCTGCGGACCCAGTGGGCGATCAAGAGCATATTGAACGGCATCCCCGGCGGGATCGGCCTGGCCGGCTCGAACGTCGACGGCGAGGTCTTCCACGAGTTCACGGCCCTGGTCAACCGCTTCTCGATCATCAACCCCGAAGGGGCCGCGCTGACGATCACAGGTCTGACCCGGACCGGCTCCGTGGCGACCCTGTTCACCGCGGCGGAGCACGGCCTGGCCGTCGGGGGCCATTTCATCGTCGCCGGGGTCGACCAGCCGGAGTTTTGCGGCACCTTCGCCGTCAAGACTGTGGAGACGGACTGGGAAATCACTTTCGACCTGGTCGATGTGCCGACCGAGACGGCCGCCACGGGGCAGAACAAGACGCTGTACGGGGCGATCGTCCCGTTCGTCCTCGATGGCGACACCGTCTATATGAACACCGCCGTGATCGGCGAGGGACGCATCACCCGCGCCCTCATTGAGGCGGTGTTGCAGTCGGCCACCGTCGCCGGCGACGGCCAGCCGGTCTGGTCGATCGACGACGTCAACGGCATCATCGCCCGCAAGCTCACTATCAAGGACGACGACGGCACGGTCGTTTTGGAGTCGGGTGGGCGGCTCGATTCGAGCCGAGTCGAGGGCCAGCAGGTATTCGCCGAGACGTTCGCCGCTGGGGTGGGACAGTGGGAGGCCACCAACGGCGCGGCCGAGGCGTCGGTCCTCTCCGATTCGTCGGCTGTGGCTGGGGGGAAGCTGCTGCGGATCGGGGATAACAGCGGCAACGACACCCTCTGGCTTGCCCACAAGGGGCTGATCCCCTTCGAGCCGGCTGCCCTGTACCGCCTGAAGGTTCGGGCTCGGCGGCCCGCCGGCGCCGGCACTTTTCACGCCGGCTGGCTGGGGATCGCGGCCGATGGCGTGACGATGGTCAGCGCCCCGGGGTCTGCCGTCTATTACTCCGCCCATTTCCACGCCGCCCAGGCCGCGGCCCCGTCCTCCCCCTGGGGGGATTTCGTCGGCTATACCAAGGGGCACGGCGCGACGGTCGGGACCTCCGTCGTCGGCACCCTGGCAGATCCCGGCCAGATGCACCCCGACGTGCGTTACCTGCGCCCCTACATCGTCGCCAATGTGGGGGACGTGGCCGGGATCACCGAGATTGACAGTGTGGCGATTGATATCGTTCCGCCGACCTTCGAGGGGCAGGGCGACCTGGCGACAAAGGACACCATCGACTCGGCCAACTACCTCGGCCACGCGGTCGTCGAGACGTTGACCGTCCTGGACGGGTCGATCGCCGTTAACAAGTCCGGGCAAATGCCGCTTTACAACGGCGACGGCAACGTCACCAGCGACCGATGGTACAACGGCGCCGCCACCAGCCAGGGGATCGCGACCGTCACCTTGACGGGCCTCAACCCGGCAACCGACTACATGATCATGGTCGTGTGCGACGTCGACGGGGTGTTCGACGGAGGCTCCGAGACGTTCCTGGAGCTGTACAGTCCGAGCTTTTCGACGTACCCGAACCGGGTCGTGAGCGGGACCGTCGTCCCGGCGATCACCACGCTGCTGAAGGGGCACACGACCGGAGGGTCGGCTGGCGGGTCGAAGCAAAACCTCACGCTGAGCCTGCGCGGCTGGGCTCGGGGGATCGACACGAACGCCAGCGGCTACAGGGGGATCTTGAACGTGAAATATCTGGTCTGGGGGTCGTCGCGATGATCAACACCACAAAGACCCTGTTCGATCTGGCCACCGGCGCCGTTCGGGGTCGCGTGAACGGCGACGCGGGCGAGGCCGACGCCAACTGTGCCCCGGGCATGGCATGGATTCACGGGGGGTACGCCTATGAGGAGACCTACATCGAGAATTGGGAGCCCGTGCCCCGCCCTGCGCACCCGGCCGCGGTGTCGGCCCTGCGGCTGCCGCTGGGGCAGGCGGTCGCCGTCAACGGGGCGCCGGCGGGCTCCGCGGTCTTTGTCGAGGGGGCCTTTTACAATGTGGACGGCGACTTCGAGATCGAGTTCGACACCCCGGGGGCCAAGAGGATCGTCGTGCGCTCCTGGCCCTGGCGCGACGCCGTGTTCGACGTGGAGGTTGTCCTGTGAAGAAAATCAAGGCGAAGGGCGACAAGGCGAAGGCCCTGCGTGAGCACCTCCCGTCCGTCCAGGAGCAGCTATCGCTGCTCTTCGAGGTGGTCGCCGAGCTGCGGGAGCGGGGGGCGATCGCCCTGTCTGAGGACCTGGCCGAGCGGATCGACGCCGTCCGGAGCAAAGCCAAGCGAATCAAGGAGGCCTGAACATGTACACCACCGGGACCATCGACCTGACACTGAATAGCGCGGCTGTGGCCGGCACCGGCACCAACTGGCTCACCGACGCCAAGGCGCAGGCCGGCGACTTGATCGTCTATGATAAGCACGTCCTGCCCCTGGCTGCCGTGGACGGGGAGGGCTCGGCGGCCCTGGTCGTGGCCTGGGACGAGGCGGACGTGGTCGGCGGCTCTTATGTGCTCATTCCCGCCGCGCTGCTGCCGGCCAGCCTGGCCCAGCGGATCTCCGAAAAGATCGCCCTCCAGGTCCAAGCTTATCAGGAGCTCAACGACTGGATGACCGGGGAGGCCGACGGCGGCCCCGGCGGCGACGGCAAATACCCCTTGACCGACCTGGAGGGGACCGAGCACCTGATCGAGTGCCCTGCCAAGATGCAGGCCGACATGGACGGCGGGGCGGTCAACCCCGCGTGGTACGGGGCGAAGTTTGACGGGGCCACGGACGACACCGCCGCGATCCAGCAAGCCCTCGACCAGGGCGGTCTGGTGGAGCTGCCCGCGGGTAAGACGGCCCTGGTGGGCAAGCTCGTGCCGAGGTCGAACGTGATCCTCCAGGGCAACGGGGCCACCTTGTTGCGCGACACCGCGGCGATCCCCGGCACCGTCGACGCTTACGCCGCCGCCGGCTCGGGTCAGTATATGTGGGAGACGTCGGCCGACGTGGAAAACTTCCACGTCCGCGACCTGCTCTTTGACGATAAGCATTCCGCCTCGGCCACCCTGCACCGGACCTCCTTCGGCATCTTCCACAAAATGACCCGCAGCTCTTTTATCAACTGCGGCTGGCTCGACTCCCACCGGGGGCTGATGGGTCGCAACCCGCAAGAGGGCGTGGTCCAGTTCGACCGGGTCCGGGCCGAGAAATGCTGGTCTATCTCCACCGTCCTGTCGGCCGGCCAATCGGTCGACTCCTTCACTCATACCTTGGAGCTGTTCGACCTGACCAACGCCCAAAACTGCGCCGTGGAGCAGTGTTTCACCGTCGGCGGAAACGGGCTGGTCCTGTTCAACGCCGACGGGAGCTGGGGGAGCAATAACAAGCGGAACAGGGCGACCGGCAATATCGTGATCACTCCGAACCTTACCGGGATTTACGTCTACGGCGATCACTCGATCGTCCAGGGCAACCAGGTCGTCGACGCCGGAAAGGACGGCATCAAGGTCAACTCGCACGAAAGCACCCCTTCGGACGTGGCCACGATCACCGGGAATATGGTTGAGGGCGCCGGACGGGTCGCCGCCGACGGCGGCAAGCTGATCGAATGCTACGCTCAAAACGCCTGGATCGACGGTAATACCCTGTTACTGGCGGCCCCGTCGGCCCGGGCCGCCTCGATTCAAGAGGGAGTGCGGTTTTACGGCGACAACACCCGCTTCGGGAAGAACCTCATTCGCTTCGAGGGAAGCGTCGAAGACGCTATGGTGGGGATCTACTCCGCCAAACTCTTCGGCACCACCTGGCCGAGCTCTGTGACGGTGGAGGGCTGCTCGATCCACGGGGTCAAGGACGGGATCAAGCTGAACTCTGCGCAGAGCGACGTTCTTGTCTCCGGCTGCGATATCAGCGCCGAGAATAACGGCCTTTTCTCCTACAACCTCGACGGCGACCTCGCCGTCCCGCTGCGCTACCGGGTGGTGGGAAACAGCTTCATCGGCCTGGGCGCCGCCGCCAAGCTCTGCCACCTGCGCCACATCGACCGGGTCGCGCTGGTCGGCAACCAGTTCTCGGGCGAGCGGCTGCGGGACGTGGCCGAGGGGTCCGCCTGCGCGGCGATCCTCGGGGCGGCCAACGTGACCGACGGCTTTGCCTCGGCCGTCACCGTGGGGGCGGACGGGCCGCTGTTCGGCAGCGCCCCGTCGCTGGGGACCTGGCTGCTCGGCGAGCGGTACACAGACGCCGCCGGCGCCCGCCACCGCTGCACCGTCGCCGGCACCTGCGGCACCCTGAACGGCGGCGCCACCACCGGCAGCATCGACGCCGGCAGCGACCAGCTCACCCTGAGTTCGGCCGCCGGGCTCTACGTCGGCCAGTTCGTCACCGTCGCCGGGGTGACCGGCGTCTTCCGGGTCAAGGCGCTCGATGGGCTCGTCGCCACCCTCGACGGCGCGGCCGACGCCACCGTCGCCGCCGCGGCCGTAGCCTTTTCGGCGCCGGCCTTTGTGGCTGAGTAGGAAAACGGGAGTTGGGGCGACCGCCCCACGAAATGATTAAGGAGAGAAAGAAGTAGAGGGAGCGGCCGAGCCGGTGCGGGAACACCGGCCCGGCCGCCCGACCCACAGACGTACCCTGTGAGCCAAGCCAAGGCTCCCTCACCGCGACGTCACGGCGGGGCGAGCCTAGCACAACCACCTCGAACCGACAAGAGAGGCTCACCATGTCCAAACCGATTGTTCCCTGGATCGGCGGCAAGCGAAAGCTGGCCGATCATATCCTGCCCCTGTTCCCGGCTCACCAGTGCTACGTCGAGCCGTTTTGCGGGGCAGCCGCTTTGTTCTTTCTCAAGCAGCCCTCCGAAGTGGAGGTGCTGAACGATATCAACGGCGACCTGGTCAATCTCTACCGGGTGGTCAAGCACCACCTCGAAGAGCTTTACAAGCAGTTCAAGTGGGCCCTGACCAGCCGGCAGAACTGGCAGTGGTTGCAGGCGACCCCGCCCGAGACGCTGACCGACGTGCAGCGGGCGGCCAGGTTCTTGTATTTGCAGAAACTGGCATTCGGCGCCAAGGTCGAGAGCCAGAGCTTCGGCACAACGACCACCAGCCGCCCCAAGTTCAACATCTTCACCCTCGAGCAGGACCTGGCCGACGCACATTTCCGGCTGGCAGCGACGACGATCGAGCATCTCGGCTGGCGCGAGGTCGTCGCCAAGTACGATCGGCCGCACACGCTCTTCTACTGCGATCCGCCCTACTGGCAGACCGAAGGCTACGGCGTCGATTTTCCCTGGGAAGAGTACGAGGAGTTGGCCCGGCTGGCCCAAACGATCCAGGGCAACATGATCATCTCGATCAACGGCCATCCGGACATCCGCGAGTTGTTCGCCGATCTGCCAGCAGTGGAAGTGGATTATCAGTACACGGTAGGCGGGGGAGGGAAGCAGAGCGGCTGCGTCGAGCTGATCTACGGAACGTGGCCAGATGGAGTGCCGACAGTGAAGGGATATCAGGAAACGCTCTTTGGAGGGTGAGGAATCAAAGAATTTTTGATAGGGTCAAGAAGAATTCGGCGGGAAGTTATCTCAATTTTGCCCCGCGACTTTTCGCGGCTCGCTTCAGCCCCTTTTTCCCCGTGGACAGGGAGTGGGCCCGATGGTATCCTGCGGCGCCCATCCTGAGGTTGCGGTTTGGGGGCAAAACCCTTATCATGAAAGGCTCACGGGGAGGCCACGGTGGACCAGACGACCCTTCGATACGGAACCGAGACTTTCGCCTGCCGGCTGCCCGGGGCGCGGGTTCTGAGCGCCGC